CGATGTGGAAAGAACCAGTCTCAGTTGTGGGACAAATGTCCCCACAACCTCAAAGACTGTCCACAAAGTGTATTATAATGAGCGCCGTTCAGGCTCTCAAAATCCTCGATGGAGGGATCAGGTTAAGCGTGGCCTTAATGCTACGACACCCTATTCTCGAAGTGGTTATATAATCAATACGGTTCAACCGTTGACCTATAACTACACATCTGTTTGCTCACCCGGTCAAGTAAATAAGAAATCAGCCTATTTTCAAGGCTCGGTTGCTTATTTGCCGACTGAGAATGAGTTCAACAGTGTTCCTGTAAGTAGCTCTCAATCTGCTGATAATCAGGCTATCATGGGTTTTATACATGACGCTAAGTCACAGTATAATTCAATTTCTGGCGGCGTTTTCCTTGGAGAACTACGCGAGACTTTGACCATGATCAGGAATCCTGCTAAATCCCTACGCGCTGCTGTTGATCGTTACCTCTTATACCTACAAGGTAGGCGAGGTTCCTTTCGCACTCAGCGTGATGCCGAAGACTTCTTGGCCAAATCATGGCTAGAATACTCGTTCGGGTGGGTTCCTCTCATTTCAGACACTAAGGCAGCTGCCGAAGGTCTGGCGAGATTGATCCATGGAGATATCAGATATTCTACGGCTCGTGGCTTCGGTAAACATGAAGCCAGCTCCAAACCTGTGGTCGTTACCACCTCTGCCTCACCAGGCTTGCCTGCACATGGTACTCTTCAGTACTATAATGTAATGCGTGCCTCGGTGATTATCAAAGGTGGTGTGTCTGCGAAAGCCCAGGGTCCAACCCTGGATAACGCAATGCACATCTTCGGATTTACACCCGAAGAATTCGTACCTACAATTTGGAACCTCTTGCCGTATTCGTTCCTGGCAGACTATTTCCTAAATATCGGAGATATTCTGGAAGCTACCTTCTTCGACAAAACGGGTATTAATTGGACGTCTAAGACTACGATCTCCGAAACGGAGTATCATAGACAGTTGTCGTTCAAAAATCCGAAAGGTTGGAGTGGATCAGCATCTGGTGGGATCACGAAGGTGACACAGAAGTCTATGAATAGAACGAGCGTCTTTCCATTAGTTCCATCTTTAGAGGTCTCCCTACCTGGGGAGCCGCAAAAATGGATCAATATGGCAGCGCTCGCTGCTACGCATAAACGACTATTGCCTTTTAATTAACTCACTTTATATGAGGTAACTCATGGCTTTTTTGCCCACGTCGCCAATCACAGGCTCCGCTCAGACGGGTCTCAGCTCACCGACCTACACACACGTCAAGGACATTGCTCCGGATGTAAATGGTTATCAAGTAGCAATCACTGCTCTTGGTGGAACTCAAACGGGTGTTACAGCCCATTCGATTTCCAGTCCATTTACTATTACGGCTGTACGTCCAAAGACGATGCGTATCCTCCCGTCACCGTCTCCGGTGACGAATGTAATTAAGAATGTCCCAAAGAATACAACAAAAGTGATCACCCGCAAGGGTGTCATTCCGCTAGCCGGTCAACCGGCGGCAATTTGTGTAATCACTACGACGATGGATATCCCCGCTGGTGCAGATACGGCTGATGCGAATAGTATTCGCGCCGCTTTATCCGCACACTTCGGTGCTCTCCAACAGCAATCTGCTGGTATCGGTGATACCGTCGTAACTGGTGTTCTCTAATTACTAACTGACTGAACGGTCAGTGGAGGTTTCGTATGTCGGGTTCGACTGCTCTTTTCTCCGCACTTCTACAAGACCTGGAAAGGGTTGTTGGTAAGATTGATCTTTCGATCTCCTTACCACCTGAGGCTACCGGTCGAGAATTGGCTTGCCAATATCTCGCTCGGTCTTTCCTCAAGAAGGAATTGGCTACAACATCCGATGCGGATGATGCAGCTATAGCAAAATTCCTATCTGTCAATGACAGAATGGAGAAGTTTGCAATTCCTACTAACCTTTCGGAGCACGTTTCATTCATACTTTCTAACCTAAAGTACAATATCTATCGAGATATGTACAAAGGACACGATTGTATTCTGAATACGACCAGCATCTATGAAAATTTAGATGTCGGTCCGGGTGCTTCTGTACACGCTCTCGATACCTCCTTCTATTCGAAGGTTGGCGTCGGTCGCATGTCCTCTACGAACGTAGGTCTCAATAAACTGTACAAACAGTTTACTCAATGCCATCCACGTTGGGAAGCTTGTGAAATAACAAGATCCCAGATTGCTGGTGGTATTGATTTAGTAGAAGGAAGTTCACTCTCTACGGTTCCTAAGAACCGCGAAGTGTCTAGAACGATCTGCACCGAACCTCTCTTAAACATGATGTTTCAGAAAGGTATCGGCGCTGTTTTCGTCAAGCTGTTAAAACGTCGCTATGGCATCTGTTATAGTGGTGAGGGTATAACCCTACAGCCCGATAAAAACGGCGAGTTGGCGCGGCTTGGATCTCTTACTGGCATGTTTGCCACGATTGATCTCAGTTCTGCGTCAGATTCGATCTCGCTCAGTCTTATCGATTACCTATTTCCAAAAGAGATAGTTAGTTGGTTAAAGCTGACGAGGTCGCCTGTCACACGCTTACCAAACGGTGAGCAGGTGGCCTTGCACATGGTTGCATCGATGGGGAATGGTTATACCTTTCCCTTACAAACTTACATCTTTGCTTCCATCGTTCGGTCCGTCTACGAGTTATTGGACATTAAGATCCAGTATCCTCGTGGTGATAAGATCGGCAACTTTGGTGTTTTCGGTGATGATATCATCGTCGATACCAAGGCTGTTAATCTTGTCATTGAAGTTTTGTCTGTATTGGGTTTTATCCCGAATCAAGAGAAAACTTTTATAGACGGTCCATTTCGCGAATCCTGCGGTTATGATTACCATAATGGTATCAACGTCCGCCCTGTGTTCCTAAAGGAATACAAGTCAGCGCAGGATAGATTCTCACTTGCAAATCGTCTAATGGCGTGGTCGATGAGACATAAGGTAATCCTCTCGTCTACATTTTCAGTATTAATCAAGCAACTAGGGCCCAAGTTGGTCCTAGTTCCTCCTAATGCTGGTGAAGAGAGCGGGTTGCGTATGTCTTTGTCGATCGCGCTAGAAAACGGTGTGAGAGGCATAACACACAAGGATCACAATGCTTACGGGTATCTATATGATACCTATGAGCCTGTTATCAAGTATGTTACTGTCGGTGATGGGTTCATTGTAGGGGGTTCGCACCCTTACAACTATGATGCACTCGTCCTCTCACAATTGCGTGGAAATCTAAGGAACGAAAGATTCAATCCACGGATGGATGTCTCTTTCAGAAAACGGAAGCGCTATACACCTACGTGGTGTAAGATGCTTCCTGGTCAAACGTTCGATGAACGTTGGGCAACGCTGACATGGATGTTAGCGGTGGAATAGCCGGTTGCGACACCGGCGGCCCCACGCCCCTAGCAAATG